TGTTCCTCAAACAGTTCTGCCAGATAGTCCGCAGCCACCATCATGTTGCCAACCGGGTCATGCAGATCTGTCACGCCCAGTTCCTTCATCCTGCCCGTATGCCACCGACTGCTCACCTGCATCAGTCCCTTGCAGCTCCCGTTATCTACGTCCGGGATATAATTGCTTTCACGCCATGCGATCGCCTGTAGCAATTCCGGGCAGATGTTGTATTCAGCGCCCGCTGTCTCCGTCAGCTCTCTGATCTGCTGATCCGTCAGCGCTTCCGATGCCCTTACTTCCATTTGCGGCGCCGCCATTAGGGCAGCTGCCAGCAATAATGCCAGTCCCCTCTGCATTTTCTCCAACCTTCCTTTTATTCATTGCCTTCATCGCTTCGATGAGTTTGGAACACTGTGCCCCGTTGAGCCATTCCACGCGCTCTACGCCAAACATCTTGCGTGCCAGACCATTTAAGCGTGCAGGGTTATCCCACCCGGCTTCCGACGCCAGTTCTTTCAGCTTCTGCCTTTGGCGCTCCGTTACTGGGTTCCCTGTCTGCCCCTTTGGTGCTTCCGGTTTCAGCCCCATCAATGCACGGGCGACCGTATTCCGCTCCTTCTGTGTCAGTTCCTTCAGGCTTTCCTTTCCCGTCCGGGCTTCCACAAACATATGCAGTTCCTCGCTGCTCATGGACAACTCCGGCGATTTTGCCAGCCCCCAGATCATCCTAAGTGTCGCCTGAAATTTCATCAGACCACCTCCCGCAGCCTCGGGCGCTGGCTGCCGCGCCGCTCCTGTCTGCGCCGTAGCATCCAGCGGAACAGGTTCAGCCCCCTCATACTCCGGACCATTACCATGCCACGGATCCCATACGTCTCATTGATCGCACGTTCCGCCGCATACGCCATGGACAGTGCCTTTTCATTTTCCTGTGCGCCTTCCATGTAAATCACAACCTTCTTCATCCCTGCCTCCTTCTCACAGCAGCATCATCCTGCTGGCTTCACTCACAACTTTCATCGTCACCCTTGTCCCGCCCTGCTCCTTCAGAATCCGGAGGACATTGTTGACCGTCCGGTCAAACAGGCGGAAGCACCCTGTCTGCTTATTGCACGCCCGCATCACAAGCTCCTTCAGCGCATCCTCATCCACCGCATAGCCTTCAAAATACGACCGGACTTCCTGCTCCGTCAGCCCCCGGAGCTTGTATCCAAACTCCATCCGGTTTGCAAAGCGCACATCGTAGCTCTTCAAAAGTCCCTCCAGCACCGGCTCCCCCGCAAGGACAACCCCGACGCTGCCTTCCGCGATGTCCGTGATCGCGCGGAGCAGCTCGATCTTTTTCTGCGTATACTTTGTGATCAGCTTGTCCGCCTCATCGATGATCAGAAGGTATCCCGATGCCGTTGTCAGAAAATCTGCCACCCGCTCCAGCCGCTCCGCGATCGTCCCGTACTCACGGGGCAGCCCAAGTGCTGCCTCCAGCCGCCGGATCAGATCCTTCTGGTTCATCGCCTCGTTGCATTCAACGTATGCCACGCGGGGCATCTGCGCGTATTTTTTCAGGCTGAAGGTCTTCCCATACCCGCTGCGTCCTGTGATGATCCCGCGGGTCGCTTCCTCCTGACATAAGCGGCAGATACCGATCACCGATACATAGTCGCGGGATTCATAACAGTCCGTCTTTTGCAGGGGGCGCTCCGCCCCGCCCATTTCTGCGGCATCCTCTGCCGGTTCCGTTCCCGGATGTACTTCCCGGAGCCATCCCCGAAGCGCCTCTTCCAGCTCTGTCGCATCCGAACGGTATTTCCTGTTCAGATACTGGCTCATCATCGACCTGCTCACACTCATCCGGAGCGCCAGCTCCGCTTTGTTCATCCTCAGCTCTTCCAGAGCTTCATTGACCTGGTCCACCAGATCCTTTTCCTGTACATATGCCCTTGCTTCCATTTTTCAACCTTCCTTTCAGTCCTCATAGATTTCATTAAATGCCGCCGTGCACAGCGCTGTCCCAACTACCAAAATGCCGACTACGGCTACCAATACCACGGCTGCAGCCACACATATTTTTACAAACAACTTCATCCCTCCATCGCCCGAAGCTTTTTGAGCGCTGCCTCGGCGCTTCTTGCCAAATAAGTATCCTCTGCTTCCTCTTCCTCCTGCCGTTTCCGGCGCAGATCCGCATTTTCCTGATAAAGCCGCGAATCCGGGAATGCCACCATGTTTGATTTTTTCTTTTTTCGGGTTCCGCCGTCCATCATCAGATCCACTCCGCCCGCCACTGGGTCAAAGCCGACATACTGCTCGTTAATCTCTTCAAACGGTTTCCGGGCTTCCTCCAGCCGCTTCCTGTCACGATCAATCTGACGGTTCTGCATCGCGATATGGCGGATCGTATTCTCGTTGACCGCGCCAAACTTCAGCAGCTCCTGGCTGGTCGCCTCACAGATTTTCCTTCCCTTCAGGTCAAACACATACAACGTGGACACGTCCTCCGGATCATACCGGATATTGACCTTCTGCCCGATGTACCCGCACAGCTCATCCGCACGGTATTCATACCCATTCCTCACGATGCCGATCTGGCGGACAAGGACATTCTCTTCCTTCATCATAAGGAGCGTTGCGTAGCTCTTCGGCGGAAGCGCCTTTTCATACCGCTCTGCCTCCTCGAACACTTCCCACGGCGTCGGGTGCGGCTCGCCCTGTTTTTTCAGACCGCTGTGGACGGTATGCTCATATTTTGTATGCAGCCACTCATTCCATTTCTGGTAAAATTCTTCCAGCGTCAACAGCTTCCCAGCCTCCAGCATCTTCTGGATGTCCTTGGATACCTTGTCCGATGTCTTCGATCCGGTCAGCGTCCCCGTGTAAGATGTCATCCACTTGGAAAACTTATTGCAGACCGTCCGGAAGAATCGCTCCACCTCGCCTTTGTTCCATGCTTCGTAAGGCTTTGCACGGTGGTCGTCGATGATTCCGATGGATCGGTAGAACCCCCGCACATCCTCCTCAAACGCCAGCTCGTTCCCGTGCCGGTCTTTCCGGTTGCGCCCCGTCATTTCAAAACTGGTGTAATCCTTACCGTTATCAATGTAAAGGTACTTCGGCACGCCGCCGTGCTCTTGATACATTGCTTTTAAAAGGCTTTCCTTCAGGATCTGGCTGTTCGCGTGCTCACACATCACATCGCCCATGATCGTCCTGCTCCGGACGTCGATCCATGCCACCAGCACCGGCTTGATCGCCTTCACTTTTCCGTTCGGCATCGTGTAGGATACCCAGCAGTCAAATGTGTGCTCGTCTCCCATCACGACTTCCATAACCTGCAGGCTCCCGGTATCGCGAGATGCTTTCACAACTTTCCGGTTCTTATATTCCTTATACCCGCGCGCCGCCAGATAGTGGGCGCTGCCCATGCCGCCTTCCGTCATCAGATAGTTGATGTAGCGCGTCACGGACTGGTACGATGGTATGTAATCCCATCCGTTCATTTCTGCTAAAAGCTGAAGCTTTTCGTAAAGCATTTCCCGCGTGCTGTTGTTTGCCGCAAAATCCTTGTGGAACCAGATGTTCTGGATCGCCTGTTTGACTTCCGGCGTGAATGCCGGGAACAAGCCTGTCTGCTTCGGTTTTCTGCACAATGCCAGCACTGTGAAAAAGCTGTAATCGCATCCGTCCTCCCTGCCCAGCCGGTCCGCCCATGCCAGCGCTTCGTTGTAGCTCTCCAGATACCGGTACAGTGTTCTTTTGTTCTTCCCAAGGTGTTCTTCGGAAAACTCTTCCGCATACTGGGTGCGTCCTCTGTCGTCGTACTGCAGGAACTTCTGGATGATCCCGCGAAGTTCGATCCCCCGGTAGTAATTTTCTTTGTAGGTACTCATGTACCATTCGAGGTCAGTCCCTACATACCACGGCGCATCCGCGCGGATGTCAGCCGGCTTTTCTGTCTCAGGGTTGGACTTTGCTTCGGCAAGAAGGCGGAGCTTTTCACGTTCTTTCCATGCATTACGGGCTGATTTTGA